AATGAACTTAAACTATTCATTTTTCGTTTGGCTTGGCGGCTTGTCAAGAGAAAACTTGCCAAGTACCCTGAGCTACTTGCGGTTCTGAGCGAAAGCTCGGATCCGTTCAGTGTCCCAGGGAGTGATCTCACGAAGTTGATGCGGACGCAGATTCCTTCTTCGCCAAGCGGCGGGAAGTGAACGGGGCCCTCGGGGTGAGAGTATGCCATGTCGAAGGACGTGGTCGCTTCTATGGTTGCCGTAAGGCACTCTCGTAGCTCTCATTCCAGGCTGGACCAATAAGTAATTACTGGCTCTGGCCAGAGGAGGATTGATGTCTCGTCGAGGATATCCAAAATTGGACTTCGAATATGAGACGTGCTCTGATGAGGTCTACGACCGCATCACGGGTCACGTCTTTGAGGTGAGGCCATGGGCCGCCTACCGTAAGAAACGGTGGGACGATTCGATCGGGGGTAATACCCCCGGTTGGCCTCACGTCAACCCGAAGCCGATAAATGGGTACGTAGGCTGGCGATCCAAAAGTAAGGCGGTCCCTACCGATGTTACCGGTGATTTCCACTCTGGAAATGCATCGACACGTGGCAGGTATCCGACCACTTGGGTCGCTGGCGGCTACGATCCTCTAGACCACTTCGGCAGCGTTCCCGGGGTTGGCCCTGAAGATCTTCGGCACGAACTGTACGTAAAACTACAGTCGAAGTTGAAGAACCAAAAGGTCAACCTTGGGGTTGTTGCCGCAGAGTTCGGAAAGACCTGCAAGACTGTCACGAGCGCTGCGACCCGAATAGCGGAAGCTGTCGGGGCGTTGCGCCGTGGAAATATTGGAGGGGCAGCCAGAACTCTTTTAGGTGGTAATCCAGGCCGCGGTAGGAGGGATGACGGTAGGCGACAGCCTAGCGTTCCCCCGACTACCGGTACTCTGGCAGGTGACTTTCTCAGCCTTCAATACGGCTGGAAGCCCTTACTGTCAGACATCTATGGTGCGTGCGAAGCGCTCGCTAACACTGTGACGGGCGTGAAGCCCGTCGTGTACTCGGCTTCGGCGTCGGTTTCACGAAAAGGCAACGAGGATTACACCTTGTTGCCCATCGCTGGCCACGCTCCGCCTTGTAATGGTCGAAGGACCATCAGTGCATCCATGAGAGGATACATAGAATATTCAATTCTCAGTGAATTTGCTGAGAGTTTGAAGAACACGGGATTGTCCAATCCACTTAGCGTCGCATGGGAGTTAGTTCCATGGTCGTTTGTGGTGGATTGGGCTTATCCGGTCGGCACATTCCTCAATAACTTGGACTTTGATTTAGGCATCGGCTTTAGCCGAGGCTACGTCACGTACAAGTCAAAAGGGACGGACATTGTGAAACCGAAGGCGGGAACCTACGTCGGAAGCGGGCTTACCCAGACTTGGTCTGGAGGCCTGCTACACGGCGAGGTGGAATACTTTCAGCGAGAATCGCTGTCGTATTTCCCTCCGATTCAGTATCCACAATTCAAAAATCCTATATCTCTGACCCACGCATTCAACGCGTTAGCGTTGATGCGTACAGCCTTTGGGAAATAATTCCCATCGGTAATCATACCTTGAGGTAACCTCAATGTCTCTGACTCTTACAGATGATACCCCCACCACCCCCGTGAACCGTGTGTTCGTCGGCGTGTCCTCCGATCCGTCTGAAACGGTTTGGAAGGATGTAACGACGAATTCCGGCTACCCGGTGGGTGCAGGAACCGCGAAGATGTCCGTCAAGGACAATCCGAACGGGTCCGTGAAGGTCACTCTCATTCTTAATACCAGGGAACTGGTAAAGGATGGCAGTGACATCGTGCTTCCGCCCGAGCTCTATTCCGAGAATTTCTCGAAACATGAGTTCGTGCTGTCGCCGAGGTCGTCGCTCCAGAACCGTAAGGATCATTACGCCATGGCCAAGGATTTCCTTTCGGATTCCAAGGTCCAGGACGCGATCCAGAGCTACATCCGCCCCACAGCGTAATGCTTGTGGGGGATTAACGCGGGTTAACCCCCGTTTACTAGGAGATACCATGTTAGATTCTTTCGACATGGCCTGCAAAGTATGCGGGTCAGAAGAGTTGCCTCCCCCCTTCTTTCACATGCAGTCTTCTGCTGAGAGGGAGGGGTATCACTTCGTCACTGTTACGCTCACCTGTCAGGTGTGCGAACACAGCGTCGATGTGAAGCTGCACGCGCAATGCGTGTGGAAGCTACTCAGACTGTCTCATCCGAGACAGAACCTCTACAGCGCGTCTTCGTATCCGAGAAAGGTCATTCGACCGTCAATCTGGAAAGATTGGGCGATCACTGACGATATCGATGCGGAGACGGCTGTTCATCGTTGGCATCGTCTCGAAGGGGCCATTGCTGGCTCCTTCCCTTCGTGGGCGTCCGACCTGGACGACTCGAAGGAAAATGACGCCGTTCGTGCACTACGCGGTCGGCAAGGTTTGTGGCCTATTGCTCTTGCAATGGCCTGGACCGAACCGAGCGCCGTCGTGTACTGGCGGGACGTCTTGAAACGGATGCTAATCGAAGCGTTATTGCTATCCAGTAAGCAGGGATAGCCACTAGGAGTCGAGTGTATGATGATCTCAGGTCAACTGGATCACCACGTCGAGTGCGCCAATCGGCTACTCGAGTCTCTCGACTGTCCCCGGGCCTTGTCAGTAGTGATACTGATGAGGCACGGGCAGTGGGATGACATTGCTCATCTTCAGATCAATCCGATGGACTATAACGACGCCGAAATGTTTTTTAGGGCGTATCAGTCCACGAAGCTTTTGTCAAAAGCTAAGTGGCTGCCTACGTCTATAGACACTAGGGCCGTTGCTGTCGGAAAGTTTGAAGAGTCCGAGGAGAAATGTCGCAACACGAACGTCATCTGGAAAGCCCACCGTCGGGGGGAATTAAACTTCCTCCGCGACTACGAGAGAATATTCCATTCTGCTCGTAGAAAAATCGGTGAGATACTAGGTGACGATCTTTATGGTTGGACAGAACTCTGTGACTTCGGACCGGGCGCGGATGGTTCTACGGTACGCGGTTTGACGGCCGCATACAATAAATTATCAAATCCCGGATCTGTTACTCCTGGCGCGTACCCATATCTCAACGTCTTCTCGTCTATTACTAGGCTAGGAGAGTTGTTTGTGGGAAACGTCGGAACTGGCAGGCTCGATTTAGAGCTTGCCAGGGGTAACAGGGTCACATTCGTCTCTAAGAATGCGAAGACCGATCGTCCCATCGCGGTGGAACCGCGGTGGAACATATGGATGCAGAAGGGCCTCGGCGCCTACTTGCGTAGGCGCCTAAAGCTCTTCGGCGTCGACCTGGACGACCAATCCGTTAATCAACGGAGGGCGTCCGAGGGGTCGCGCACTGGAAAGTACGCGACCCTCGATCTCGCATCTGCCTCCGACACTGTCTCAAAGGACGTGGTACTGGGCTTATTGCCCGAGCCATGGGTGACCGTATTCGACGCGCTGCGTAGTCCCGCTTACTGCCTCAACGGCAAGTGGCGGAATTACGAGAAGTGGTCGAGTATGGGGAACGGTTACACTTTCGAACTCGAGAGTCTGCTGTTCTACGCCCTCTGCAGTGCAGTCCATCCGGACGTTACCGTTTACGGTGACGACCTGGTGGTACCTACAGGGTCAGTTGAGTTAATCGTCAAGGTGCTTGAAGCTTCCGGTTTCGAGGTTAACTCCTCGAAGTCGTTCTCAAGCGGTCCCTTCCGTGAGTCGTGTGGCTCTGACGCCTTCCTGGGCGTCCCAGTCACTCCGATTTATTGGAAGGAGCCGCTCAATGAGCTGGGCACCCTAACCCTCGTAAATCAGGTTTCTATCCTTGCCAAGCGGCTTTCGGCTGACGGTCACTCTCGTGATCGGCGGCTGCGGCCCCTCTGGAAGGATCTGGTTTACAGGCTACCGAGGCATTTCCAACGACGAGGACCTACTTCGATTAGTACTGTAGTCCACGACTGCTCTGCAGCGTGGTCTTTAAACAGGAAACATCAGGGTAGGGGTTGGGATGGCGTATGGATAAACGTCCAAGTGCCGGTACCGCGACGGTACCGGTTCTGGGATTATATCCCCGCTCTCCTGTCCTTGATAGCGAAACCCCAGTCTCCGACACGCGGATCATGGATGGGCAGAGGTGTTCAGGTCTTTGTACCTGACATCCTCGATTTGCTCAAACTTGACCGTTTGCCGGGGCTTGGGACTTTTACTATTCGGGATCGCGTTGAATGGAAAATGAAGACAATCTTCATCCCGTCTGGGTATGAAGACATGGG